TAATCTTTTTCCAACAACCAAATCACAGGGCTTACAAGTGATCATCATCCTCGCGGGTAGTGGTTGAGTGCCCATGGGTACGATGGGACTTCCGTCGCTGTGATCAGAGATCCAGATCTAGAGCACACGATGTTGGCCTGTGCTAGCCGTTGATACCTAGTTTGCCTTTGATGTGTGAGCCATGTACCCGAACCTGTATGTGACCATTGTAGTATTCGTCTGATTCAAGTACCCTGCGGGAGAATTGTTCGCGAGCCTCTATATAACTGCATTCTGCCTTGCTACGGCAGTAATATAATATTTCGCGTGTGAAATTTTCTGTGCCTAGCAGTTCAACATCTCGAGATAACTCCGGAGAACTGCCGTAATATGTCTGCCAATCTGAATCTATGGTACCGCGTATCTTCTTGCGTTTCTTCTTGCCGTTTTTGAGTTTTATTGTCTTGTATGTGGTTTTTTTAAATTTGCTGAGTTTCTTGCCAATGTACATCCTACCGGTCTGTTTATTGGTTATGAGATAAACAAAACCAGCATATTCTTCGGGTATCTCTGAGATTTCCTGTGATTCGTAAAGCCAAGTCATTCATTGTTGTTTATGATCAAAGTTTACCCAGCTTATGATTTCTTCAATGCAGGTATTAGATTTAAGGTCAAGCAACATTTCTATATATCTTGCCACATCAATGAGTTCTATACCATTGCCTGTCCAGTTTGGACGACCCCGACTGAGTTCTGTGTCTAATCTGTCTAGGGTAAGCAAACTGGTACGGAACAGGACTTGATTTTCTTTGAATGCTTTGGTCCATTGCCGACTATGAGCTTTGAGTGCGCACTTGCTGATCCTATAGGTTTCCCAATGGGGATCCGGCGAAGTGACTGATTCGCTGCCCACACTGCCAATATTAATGATATAACCTTTTTTGTTTTGTTGTCGCCACGCATCGGCTACGCTCCACAATAGATTGGTCTGACCAAAATTTGCCCAACTTTCCTGGAACGGTCCATCAAATGCATTGTTGACAAACACATCATATTCCTGACTCAGATCTGCGATGCGTTTTTGATCTTCCTCTCTGGTGATGTCGAATCCTGTGGCGCGACTTATACTCTCGGCCCCAAAATGTTGGCATAAAAATAAACCCAGACCTCTATTACCGCCAGTTACTAGCATTTTCATTTTATACTTCCTCCTTGATCCCAAACTTTGGTAAATTTCTCTCCGCAAGTCATAGCACATTCAAACAAACGACCTTGTTCTCGATTGTGATTCCAACTATGGACAAGATCCTCCCACATTTTACACTCGAATATTTGTTCTAATGATTTTTGATGAAGATTGATGTTTTCTAATCCATATTTTTCCAAGAACATTCTTACTTGATTGTTACCATTGACAGAATGCAGCCGATTTGATCCTGGAAGTAGATCTTGATAGAATCTAGCATCATAAAGATTGTGATTGAAAAAGTTGCAGGGTAATACTAATCCTTCGGCGTTGATGGCTACTTTTTTACCCACCAGTGCGTCGCATTGAATCAAGGTGGTATCAAAATACTCAGCAAGATCTTTATATTGATTCTTGAGCAGAGGTAATCGACTAGTACTAGCATTTCGCCACTCCGGATCACTGGGAGGTTCTAAAAAGTACACGGGCTTTTCTTGCCGACGATCGTAAACAGGCCAATTTGATAATTCTTCTTCTCGTCCGTGATGAAAAAATCTACCAGTTCGTCTTGGCAAAAAATTAAAAAACTTCATTTCTCGGCTCAACACTTTTGCTTTTTCGACCTGATGTTGATTGTGTTGGAACACTATATAGTTCCATTGTGCTCGACCGCCAGCATTGATAAAAGCCTGTGCATTGGATATTACTTTGTCAAACTTTACATTTCTTCTATAGAGATGTAGAGTATCATCTAGCCCGTCGATTCCAAAATCTATCTGACCATGACCTCCTAATATCTCTGCAATTTCTTGCCAATAATCTGTTTCATGTACACCTCCATTGGTATGAAAATAAAGCCACAATGTGGGATTTTTTCTGCGAAAATCTCGCAGTATGCTTCGGAAATCAGGATGCATGATAGGATCGCCGTAACTTCCGCAGAAAAATATCTGTCGTAAACGCTGACAAAGTTCCGTGGTAAAAGCAGAGTCAATGACAGATCTAGAAAGATGAGTGAGTGGCATGTAGGGATTGATACCTGTGCCTAGATCATTCCTTGGACACTGGGGACAGGCAGCATTGCAGTAAGAAGTAAGTTCAATTTGATACTCGTCGATAGTTGAGTAGTCAAATTTCATGATAATTTTACTCTCTTTTGCCATTGCGATGCAAATCAGTGATTCGCCATTATCTTATGTTTTTTGATGTAATAAAAACCAGGACATAAAAAATTCAGAGTCAACACACCGTTCATGTGCATGAAACCATGGGTGTACTCTCGTGTGCCGTTGTGAGAAACATAAATTGCTTGCTCTTTAAGGTACGAAGTCACAGGAAATTTATCGATGTATAATTCATCCAATTCCACTGCGAGATCATGGATGATATTACCCGCTGCATCAATCTCTGTGTCGCCGGGCTCTTTGTTCACAAATTCAACAGTGAGGCAATTTGATCCAAACTCTGCATCCATGTGGTAGCAATAAGTCATATCAAGTGCGCTGGCATAAGACTGTTCAACACCGTTGAATTTCACGATGAAATCTGGCGTCTTAGTCGGCGTGCGTTTGATTTTGAGCTTGAGATATATGGAAGATTTTTTTGTGTGATTTTGCATCTTTGTACCATGACAGTCGCCGATTGACCCGATCGATTTTGTTCTTGACAGAGTGATAAAACACTGGATCAAAGGTCAACAGATAATCACAGAGTTCTATAAAGCGCCTTGCACGTGTTTCAGGTGTGTTCCCCGCATTGGATCCGGTGGTCCACGCAAACGATGAGTAGTTATTGATTATCTCAGTCTTGATATCTAGATCATGAAAAAGGTCAGTTTCTGTCATGGGCGTTCCGGCCAGCATCTGGAACGTATCAATGGGCTGTATCTGTATAAGACCATTTGATCTTGGTAACCAATACTTGATCAGATCCATAGTTTGTTGCCAATCGAGATCGGTTTCTGTGGGATATCCAGCAATGATATTCCATCCTTGTCGTATGCCATGTTTGATCAACATGCCTGTTGTGTAATGGACATCCTCTTGCCTACTACCTTTCCCCATGTGCATGCGCACTTGTTCGCTGCCACTTTCCATGCCTATGCTAACAAAATGACAGCCTGCACGAGACATGAATTCAAAGTATCTTTCCGGCATTTCTCTCTGGCTTCGGCAAATAATTTGTCCATCGTATTTCACAGTATTTGGTAATCGCTCTGCCAAGATCTCATTCATGATTGCATAAGGTTTAAGCGCGCCATTCATGAGACTGTCGGTGAAGGAAAAATATTTTGCTCCATATCTTTGATGCAGATACAATATCTCTTCAGCTACTCTTTCACCGCTGCGAAATCGGAATTTGCTCCAGATTCTACCAACGTCACAAAATGAACAGTCCTTGACACAGCCTTTGCTGGCAGTGATTAAAAAAATGTGTTCATTCCCTTGCCTCACTTTTTCTCTTAGCAGCCAATAAGTTTCTGCTTCTGTATGGTAAAAAGAAAAATCATAGTCGCTATAGTCAGGGAATGGCACAGAATCCAGATCCTGAGAAGTGAGTTGAGGCACGTTGACCACACCCGACACATTGTTTTTTATTACCCGTGCCAGTGATTTTTCGCCTTCACCTATGATCACTGTGTCGGCCAAACCAGAATCCAGCATGAGATCATACCATCTGGCATTGAAATCCTGTTGCAAGATATCTAGCCCAGACCCACCCAGTACTATCTTTATATCTGGGTTTTGCACAGTGACATGATAACACAGATCTTCGGCAAACATCAGACTGTTCTGTGTCAAGATGCTTAAGGCCAAGTACCTTGGATTGATTGCTATGATACGATCCGCAAATTGTTTAACCACTGCAAAGTAAAATTGCGCAGCAGCCGGATCAAGAGATAACTCTGGGGCACCTAACCATGTCGTGATATCTCTGTAGTGCGGGTGATTTTTGAAACTTGCATTGAATTCAGCGGACAAGTCCCAGGCCTGTGCAGTCAGCCCTTCCTGCTGTGCACAGGATTTCAACAAGGCCGGAGCCAATGACGGGCCAAAGGTATATGTAAATGGCACAGTGGCAATCAAAAGATCGGGCATGACGAGGTCTCTAACAAAAGATTACTACGGCTTTTTTTTGTTTGGCAGAATGATAAAAGTTGGTCGACATGTGCAACTGGTTCCTTGGCCATAGCAGCGCAGAACCAATTTTCCAATGATACACAGAGGCAATTTTGATATTCTTTATAAATTCGATATTACTGTCTGACAGATGACTGAGATCCAGATCATCGTACCTGGGGTCCTGTATGGTATCAGTGATCGTGCCGTCGCCGGTGGGCGCTGTACTGTAATCCAGTAGATCCGCGAAATATTCAAACATAACGGTTCTAAAACAAGGGTCCTCGTTGAGACTTATTAACACTGCCTGATTTTGATAGGTATCAGAATGACAATAAAAATTATTTTTTGCTGAGTCTTGATGCGAGTCAACATGGATGGGATAGGGATAATGGCTCTCTAGTAAGGAGCCATTGTCCATCATGTGAGGGCCTATTATTTTTTCTAGTTTAGGATATATAATTTCTCTGACCAAACTACCCTCAAGATTATAATCGCTGTTTTTATGACGATTGTATATGATTGTTTTATTTTGATGTTGTGTTGTGTTTTCTACAGCATAGGGACAACGGTCAAAGTGATCTAATAACAACTCAACTTCTTGCGCAGTCAAAAAATCAGGGATTGACATGGTCGGTATCATAGCATTTTCTTGATTTCCGAATATTTATGTGATATCTACATCGTTGTTGTAGGAAGTAAATCCTCCCTCTTTGACCACACGCAGTATGTTTTCCACACGACCAGCCAATTCGTCTCTGTGGCTCACAAGCCAGATTGATTTGTTGCGTTCTCTGCTCATTTTTTTCAGCAATGCTAATGAATTTTCAACACCCTGTGTGTCCATGCCCGAATCCACTACCTCATCAATGAACAACACATTGATTGGGCTGTATAAACTTTCCCATACATCACGGAACGCCCAGCTCATGCTGAGTATGAGTCGATT